ACCTTATCTACATTATCAAACTCTGTAGTCGCTGGCATCTGATGAGTATGCCACTGCGGTTCATCTATCTCTGTTAGATCAAAGGAGTAGATACCAAGTGGAGTACTGTTGATATAGAAGGGCAGCAGTTCACGATGGTATGCCTGCTCCATCAGCTTGCGGTACTTCATCTGCTCTATAAGTAGCGTAGAATAATGGGTTTGGCGACACTTCAGTTCAATGAAGTGACCGGCCTTCTGTGAGTGGCAGTCGAAGGCATCATAGATACCAGGTGCTCGCTCTAAATCTGGGTAGAGATTAAACTTAAGGAAGTCAAAGAGCACCAGCTCATTCATCGCCAAGGACTCTGACCGCCTAGCCTATCCTGCAAGGCACGCAGGGCAAAGGTAATCCTGCGGTCTGCTGTAGATGTAGCACATTCTAGTAATTGTGCTACTTGTGCAAGGGTCATAGCCTGGTGGTATCGCCAGACCAGTATGTTCTGTGGCTCTGGTTCAAGGCCAAGGTAAGCCTTCTTAATATCAATTAGGATAGCAAGTAGGTTGCCACCTTCTGCCGGAGAGGAAGAACCCTTGGGTCTGCCATCACGGATCATCTCTTGTGCCTGCTCAAGTACAGTGCCATCTATCACCGATGCAATTACATAGGGCAGTAGCTGTGCTAGGTTAGCAGTCTCATAGTAGGACTCATCAGAGATATGATAGCCAGACCTGATTGACTTCTCCTTGCGAGCATACCTTTCAGCAGCTCGAAACATCTGCCAACCAACACGCTGCTCGTTATGCTGGCGCTGTTTAATCTCCGGCTCTGATAACTGCTCATTCAAATATGCAGCACGAGATAGCGCCCACTTGATGCACTCTTGCTTGACATCATCAAGGTCTACAAAGGCTTTGTACCTATTGTAGATGGTCTGTGCAACGGATGGGGCTATGTCATAGACGGATGGGTGTAGTTCAGTCACAGTCAGGTAGCACCAAATCCATAGTGTGCTGCAGGTTCAGTAACTTAATAGCAAGGAAGTCTATGTAGTTGCTGGCATCTGCCAGCTCTTCGATAAGTTCTCTGATGGTATCTGCTGGAGTAAAGGACTCGAACTTCTGCCCTTGGGCCAGTGAGTACTGACTATGGCCTACGTTCTTGACACGACCAGCACGAAGGGATGCAAATGATTCGATGAATGATGTGAGATCTTCTGTTGATACACCGACTGCTCGGTAACCGACGACTGCAGGGTGGTCACTTAGCGGGTTTTCATTGGGCTTATGGTTATCGTTTCTTCTTCTATATTCATCTCCCTGATGTGAAAGCCCAAAGTATGCAAAATCTGTATCATCTGTAGCCATTCGCTCTTATCCATTCTGCTCTCCTACTAGCAAAGCTCGTGTTGCATCTGCACCATAGGCTAAGTAGTAGTCGTTTATGTCCATATTAGTAGGCAATGTTACTATAACTCCGTTTAATACCTCTTGCTGAACACGCTTACTAAAGTCTGCTCCTGGATTAGAGCCATCTTCCTTCGCATCGTTATCGCCCACAATGAATACACTCTCGTATCCGTTAAGTAACTTACTAAAGTGCGGCTTCCAAGCCTGCACTCCAGGGACTCCCACTGCAGGGATACCAAGTACACCGCTAGTAATGACTGTATCTAACTCACCTTCGCAGACCACAATGTAAGCACTGGCAAGTGTCACATCAACTACGTTATACAGGTGAGACTTCTGCCCAGTAGGGCTGCCATACTTAGGCTTGCCATCATCTAGCCTGCGAAACTTAAAGCCTACGCAGCCACCAAGTGCTGTGATGTAGGGGATGGATAGCCAACCGGACTGCATCTCGTGACCATTGATAGGATCAACGACTGTACCTAGCTGGAACTTGGCTGCTACAAGTTCAGATATCCCACGTTCGTTTAGCGCGACGAGAGTTTCTGGAGTTATTTCCTGTGCGTATCTCTGCGCCGCTTCTAGTTGCAATTTCGACTGCACGTTTGAGGCCATCATTAAACTCCAGATTCTCTATGAGGCAAACTATATTTGCGGCATTGCCTCCCTTGCCACAGGTAAAACAGAAGTACAGATTGTCATAGGTGTTAATGGAGGCAGACCTATGACTGTCATTGTGTAGTACACAACGCACCGATGCTCCATTACCTTCTCTTACTTCACCGCCATAGAAGGCAATGATTGGTGTTATGGGGATTGCGTTTGCATCAACGGCACCTTTGTATTTGCGTGTTTTACCCAGCCTGGACCAGTCTTGTGCTGACATACACACCCCTTAACGTTGCACTTCTCGTGCCAGTTTGCAGCACGCTTGAGATGACCTAGAGAGTTCTCCTCTCCAGCTTTACTGCAGTTGTCGCAGATCACCAGTCAAATCCCAATGCAAACTCAAGAAAAGGAACTGTGATAATAAGTTCTTTACGATGGTCTGCTTCGTCCGTAAACATAAAGTCAAACCTAAAGTCTGAATGACGCGATGAGTTATTAGTTATTTTCATTCCGCTACCTCACCTGGTACGTATTCTTCTACTGCCTCTTCTGCATCTGATTCAAGAATAGCTTGCGCTAACGCTTCATCGGCTGCTGTTGCAGGCTCTGTATCTTCTACAAAGATTTCGCTAGTGGTGATTACACCTTCTGGTACTGCCATTGTTGTTACTACCTTTCCCCATCTCTGGGATTGACTCATCGGTTTACCGCGTTGTGCGGTACGCCGTCTACTACGAAGAGGTCTGATGGTCGCTGCCATTGTTCTTCTCCTTTAACCATTGCTCTAAGTCTTGGACCACCCAAGCCTTGTTTATGCCAGCGTTGCGACGCTTAACTACAACATAATGCAGTGGCACTTCTCCGATACCACGAGCCTTAGCGTAGTTAAGCGCCTCAACTTCTGCTTGCCTCCAGAACTCCGGTAGGTCTAACCTTGCGGTGTTCTTGAGTTCTAGTATGTAGGTGCTTCCCGAGACAACACATACTAAATCACCTTCGTCGTCCTTGCCTGCTAAGCGTAAGCGTTCAGCTAGCACACCAAGACTACGAAACCATTTCATTACATCTATCTCGAAGGCTGCACCCTTCGCCTTATTGTACTTCGGGCTGCTCATCTACGAGCACAACCTTATTAGTTTTGTAAACCATCTGACCTTCTTCATCCTTGACTATCTCAACCACACCGGATTGAATCAAAGCATTGAAGAAGTTTGCAAGATCAACCTTAAGGATAGCTACTTCTCTATCTAAATCGCTCATTGTTCTATCTCATTTCCATACTCATCTATTGGTACATAGTTACTAGTGTAACCTGCCCTAGCGTCTCTTTGTAGCATTGCGCCATAAGCGTTTCCATCTGATATCTGGCAACAACCATAGCCCACATACAAGGTAGCAAAGTCTTTACCGTCTGCTGCGTGTGGACCAAACCTGTTCTTGACTACTGCTATCTTAAGTTCGCCCTGACTTGGGTTGTATCCAAGAGTTAGGATCAACGCTGGTAACTGGCTTACCTTACCGTGAATAGCACGACGTGCTGGTGGTTCAGTCGGACTGCCATACTCTGACTGTTCAGAGACGTGGTGCAGGACTAATACACAGGCTTCTGTCTTACGTGCCATATCGTGCAACTCCATCATAATCGCACGTAAGCCTGCCCATTCATTATCAGTCTCTGCTGCCACGTTCATCAAGTTATCTATGATGATTAACTCTGGAGCAATTCCGTATAGCTCCACATACGCTCTGATTTCTAACTCGATATCATCGAGTGACGGACTAGAATCAAAGACCCACTTAATATGACCTAACTTACTAAGGTGGTGGTTGTAGTGATTACTGTCGTTAGATAAGTTCTGTTCAACGTTGACCTGACTATGACCAGATGAATGTGCTGCTGCACGCATCATCACTGTGGTCGTATCAGTATCGGCTGAAAAGAATAACGTTGGTACACCAGCCTTGATTGCGTAAATAAGTGCAAACATAGACTTACCAGCGTTAGGAGCTGCAGCTACCATACAGACTTGTCCTCGCCGGAACTTGATCTGCTTGGCTGCTAAGCCATTCCATACATCAGGTAGTGGCGTTGCCCTAGTGAGCACAGTTCCCCAGGCTCTATCTAGACTAAGCAACGTCTTCTCCCCTCAATATAATGTTTAACGATTTACGGATGGGTCTACGGTTAGACTCAGTAAGTCCACCCCAGATACCAAAGCGCTCATTCCTTATGCCCCAATCGGCACATTCAATTTGGTGAGGACAACTTAGACATATTCTCTTAGCCATAGCAATTTCAGTGCTACCAATGGCGTTATCATCCTTATCAGGAAAGAATAAATCCCCACCTACTTGAGCGCAGCTTGGGCTCTCATAGAACCTCGGCTCGCGCATCGAGTCATCGAATCCAGATTGTGTCGCACTTCTCGGACTTCGGTAACTCCTTCGGACCGGCACACATAAAGCCCTGCCAAGGTCCCTTCTCACCCACACCTGAACGGAAGTTCATCTGTCCGTGACGGCACATCTTCACTGATGGGTCTGATGATGCTGCTACTGGTGTTGCAGCGAACTGCGCTTGAATGTTGCTTACTGCTGCTGCAGTTGCCCCACCTGATAGTTCTACTGATGTTGACTTAATCATTGTTGCAACCATTGCAAGGTCTGTCAGACCTGTCTCTAGTTCCTTAACATCTGCAGCATATAAATTGATAAGAGTTCCATCGCTTAACTTGTAATTGATTTGGAACTTTGTGTTCTCGTTTGCAGCCATTTACTTTCCTCCACTGTGTCTGATGTTGATTCTTACAGATTCATTACCTATTGATTTAGGAACAAACCCCAGAAGTTTCTCTACCTCTTTTGCATCAACTGTCTCACGACCTTTGATTGTTGTCCAACTGATTTCAACACCACTTCTAGTGATGCCTGTTGATCCTTCAAGTGAAGCCTTCAAAGAATCTTTCTCTTTCTCCAGCTCTTTTATCTTGCCATCTAACTGTAGGTAGTGCAGTGCGTGCTTGTCAACTTCTTCGTCCTCAATAACTACCTCACTCAGGACGATACGTTCTTTTTTTAAGCCAGTGCAACCCATCTCACCGGATGCGTCATAGTACTGGCAGTAATCCTTACAGAAGGATTCATCCTTCTCCGGCTCTGGCAGTGTTGTAGATGCCTTAACTGCTGCTAGCCAAGTAAATGCTTCTAGCGCAATGGCCTCATCGTATGCCTCTGTATGTACCTTAACATCCTTTTCGGCACCATCCCTTGCTATTGCTACAAGGTTGACTGTCTTTACATTGTAGCCTTTCTTAGATAACAGGTAACCATAGAGCTGCACCTGCCAGCGCTGCTGCTTTGATGGGAAGTAACCAAGGTTCTTTACCTTAGATGTTTTCCAGTCAATGACTGCGCCAGTACTAGGTACATATAAATCAACGTGTGCTTTCATATCACCATAGGACACCTCGGTTTCCACCAAGTATTCTTTACCTTCAGGATCGAGTGCGCTAATAGCCTCTTCGATAGCTGTGTGGATAGCAGTACCCATAATGGCAGCTAACTTAGATTGGTTCTCATTCGTATGTGGTTGTGCGTTTAATCTGTACCAGACCTTACGACGACAACCACCTATCTCTGATGGGCCAACCTCTGTCTGTGTACTTCTATCACGAGTAGCATCTTTGGCGTGCAGTACGTGAAGCAGTAATTCCTTTGGGTCTTCTATCGCCACTTGCGGTCATCTCTCCATTGCAGCCAGGTGTCGAAACCATATGCTGAAACGAAACCTAGTAGCAAACTAAATGCTCCTACTAAAATCAACTCTGTCATTTGTATACCCTTTCCTGTGCTATTACTTGAATTGGTGGGGATGTATTGACATCTAAGACGGATGCTATCTGCACTGCCTTCTCAGCTACCACACTTGCTGTTAGTAATTTATTATAGAACTTAGGTTCCAAAGAATACAAGTACCCAAGGGCATAATTCCCACCGGAGCCTGCCGAAAATAGCCCACGCTCACTGCCATTAAAGGATAGATCCCCGCCAATGGAAAAGATATGAGCATCGAAAGATATCAAGAAGCTGAAGTTCATATCCTTGTTATCAATCTCGTAGTTGCCATCCTTAAAGGATGCTGAGATACTCGGTATCAACTTGCTACCCATAAAGGTAGTTGGGTCTTCGCCACGATACAAAGGTGGCTTCCACGCATAGGCGAGGATATCTCCTGGGCGTGAGTCACCAGTAAGACCAAGTAGGTACTTACCAATCGAGATTATCTTGGGAGTTTCTACCGAGATAATACGTTGGTCACCATCTGTGATCTGACTATCTGCTGCAAAGACAACGAAGTCTTTGCCCTGAATCCCTACCAAAGTGGTCATACTCGTCATCATATCACGGCGTGTCGTAAGACACATTACTAAGGTGGTCGTGTGTATACTACGAGCCGTGAGGCGAGTTAAACAGACAGAGCGCCCTTTGAGGGCGCAGCAGACAGGCGGTACAGTACTGACCTTCCAGCTCCGTCTACCAACCCTGCCAAGAATGTTCCACAGAAACCCTATGAGAGGGTTACCACAGGTCACAGGAACCGATTTGCGGGGCTTAGGACCCATCCACGTGTGTCCGTGTGGCTCCCAAGTATTCAACGCTATGGTGGCCTTTGATGACTTTGACCTCACTTGGTACTTCTTAGACGGAAGCTGCGTAAATTGTGGCAACTTAGTAAAGTTACCCTGCCCTCCAGATCGTGATGAAGCACAGTCTTTCGACGATTGACGAGCAGGCTAGGACTGGTATCTGTTCAGTCTGTGGCCCTACTAAAATAAAACTTAGAGATAAAAAACGCAAGAACCTTAACGGACGATACAAGTGCAAGGCAGTCTACAAGAAGAGCCAGCGCAAGTTACTGTACCCATACTCAGTCCATAAGAAGGACCATTGCCAGCACTGCGACTTCAAGCCGGTTCATACCAGCCAGCTCGATGTGGACCACATAGACGGTGACAGGTGGAACAATGACCCATTCAACCTACAGACCCTCTGTGCTAACTGCCACCGCCTTAAGACCCACCTATCAGGTGATTCAAACTCTGGGATTTGGTAGATGTAGCACAATTACAAAAATGTAGCACAAATGCAAAGAAAGCCCCCACCCAGGATTTCTCCTGAGTGAGGGCTGTTGCCTCGCGCTTATGGGCTAATTACTTAGCACCACGACCAAACTCTGTTGCCTTTGGGTCTAGTGATTTCCAGATTGGGGCAATAAAAGCTGTGATAAAAGCATAGGCTAATGTCTTTGGATCTGTGATTCCTGCTGCGTATAGCGCCACTACTGCTGGTACTGCTGCACGAGCATAAGTTGTTGCGATTGCAAGTAACTTAGTTGTGTTCATTTGTTCTCCTGTTTCTTAGGTAAAGGTTTAGGAAGGTTAGCCTTTACCTTATTGATTACCTTGGGTTTGGGGAGCCAAGTAAACCAAGGCGATGTGTCATCTCCACAGTTCTCTTTGATAGAGATATGGAGATGCTTTGTGTGCTTGTTGGGTCCGGTGTAGACTTTGCTACCCTTCTCCTTTGACCAAATCCTGCCAGCAAATATTAGGTACTTAACACGTGGGTCTTTCTGTAATTCTTTATAGGCAATAACGCAATCAACACCATTGACAGAATCGTGTGTTATGTCTACCGCGTACCCTGAGTTGTGGTCAGAGTTTGGGTTCTGATGTACGTGTGCTGCCGATGGCAGTAGCCCATCACTTGCCCTCTTGCGCTTAGGAAAGTGCGCTGTTGCTTGGCGCAGTACTGCAATAGCTGCAGGTGTTGCTCTCTTTGCTAGGGCAATCATTACTTCTCCGCTACCAGTTTGTATAGGTCGTCAATGCGGTTTTCCAGTCTTTCGACGGAGTCCTTGATCGAGCTGCCACCGTTCGGTTTAAGTTCATTAAGGTAGTGCTTTACCATCCATTTGACGGCGCCAACGAAGCCACCAAAGATTGTCAGTACTGCAACTGCTATTGTTGCATAGTCTTTCAGTTCCATTAGATTGTCCGTATCGTTACTAGAAGTGTGCCACCAAACCCAGAAAACCTTTTATCCTCTGGGGTCTTATTCATAAAGTCCATCTCTTCGATGATACCAAGGTATGACTCGCCTGTTCTTAAATCCTGAACGCGGATAGTATCGCCAGCATTTTCAACTGTTTCTAGTTGTGACATACGTTCGTATGCGGATCCTTCATAGCCAATCTCATTACCAAACTTATCTGTTTCGTGGTCATAGCAGAAGACCGGATACTGAATCAGGCGCTGACGTGGTACTGCAGGCAAGGACTTCAACTGGTAGCCAGTAAAGAGTGGCCCTTTAGTAACATCAGTTGTTGAACGGCTCAAGGTAAATCTAAAGCCTAGGTATTCCTGCGCTGTTTGTGGATAGCTCACGTTAATCTCAGGCACAGTCTCACCTTGTGAGAAGGTACCGATACGGTACTCGGTATCTACTGAGTCAATAGAATCAATGTTGATGCCACCATTAGTAGTATCAATACGAGCTTGCATCAGTTTGTAAATCTTAGTCTCAAGTGTGTTGTAACGGATAAAGCCGGTACGCAGGTAGCCAGATGCTACTAGGCTAGTTGTAGATTCAGCATAGATAGTATTGCCTGTGCTAAATGCTAGTCTGTCTGAGTTGCCAAAGAAGGCAACCTGAGATGCAGTTGCAGCAATTCCAGCAGCAACTAAGTCCCAAGCCCAAGGAAAGAACAGGCTATTTCCTATAACGGTAGTAGATAGGTCAACACGGACTAGCCCTGCTTCACCATCTACAAGGGTTGCAATGTAGGCATAACTATCTTTGAAAGCAATAGCGTTACAGGCGGCATCTCTAAAGAGAAGCGGCCCATACTGGATATCTCCAGTAGCATCAGATACACCTACTCTAAATCCAGCGCTAGTAGCAAGGACAGCATAGACACCAAGGTATACATCAAAGTCGTTGATGCGCTCACCTTTTGGCATATCAATAACAACAGTAGGTGTTAGTAACTCTGGAAAACCTAGAGCAGTAGCATTTGCAGTATCTAGGCCAATCTTAAAGACAGATGATGAAGTTCCATTCGGATCATAGCCTGAGATGTAGATGGCCTGTGGTCCTTCTGCAATACTAGACCAGACCCAAGAAGTATTTGGATGGGTAAATAAAGCTGTAGGTAAAGCACCAGATGCGTTGTTAGGATCTAGTTCATAGATAGAGTTATTGATAGCAGCAATAAGGCGCTGCTTTACATAGCGGATAGTGCCGCGAGTGGTGCTAGTTGCATTGTAGATTTCTGTATCGCTAGTAGTTCCAGCAAGGTTACCTCGGTGAACGTGGCTGCCATTGATAAAGAAGTATTGCTTACCATTGGTGGTAAGGCTAAGAATAGTTGAGGCTGTGCCAGCCTGGGTATAAGTACTTGATACTGCAGCGCTAGTAATCTTCTTAAGGGCAGTTCCATCTGTTACCAAGATGCAATTATCAGTGCCATCATTGACACCGATTAACTGCGCAGGAGCAGCACCAGCATAGAAGCTGGCTGTGGCATTGAGCAGGGTTGCCTGTCCTCTAGTAAAGACATCTAAGCCTTTAGACTCTGTGTACTGAAAGCGTAGTGACTCTTCTTGCTGTGGTTCAAAGAACTTGATGCCAGCGCCAAGATGGAAGGATGACTGGCTTCTAACCCACCAACCAGTTAAGGTCTGTTCTCCAGCCTCACGCGACTGGTCAATCTGTTGTTTACGATACTGGGCAGTTACACGGCGATAAGGTTGCTCATCGGATGGCAAGAAAGAATGGCAGCGCTGAGAAAGCCACTTCATAGGCAGGGCCGGTAGGAGTGTAGGTAGTAGATCCCGCAGGGTTGGAAAGGACATACGGTATGCCTTCGGTTATGTCATCGCCGTATGATGGCATTACTTCTCCTTCAGTCGGTATTCTTTATAATGTTGCAGGCAGTAGCCAAAGTTGTATGCGTATTTA